GCACGATGATCGCTATTACACAGAGTCCGAGATGAACACTCTGCTTGCCGGTAAGCAGGCGTCTGGAAGCTATGCCCCTGCAACGGGTATCGCGCCAAGCGCCATCACGGGAACGGCGGTGATTACGACTGATTCCCGCCTGTCCGATGCTAGGACGCCGATAGACTCGTCTGTATCATTTTCAAAACTTGTCCAAGCAGTTCAAGAAACATTGGTTCCAACTGGTTCCGTTGTGGCTTTTGCTTTTAATGCCTTCGCAGGCATCCCGGATGGCTGGATTGAATGTAATGGTTCTGCTGTGAGCAGATCGACTTATAGTAATCTTTATAGCAAAATTGGAGTTTCTTATGGCAGCGGTGACGGAAGCACCACATTTAATCTGCCTGATCTTCGCGGATACTTTATTCGTGGCAGTGGGACTAACTCTGACGGAACAGCTTCCGGGTCATTTGCAACGAAACAAAGCGATGATGTAAAGCCTCATAATCATCCCGTATCTTGGGCCTTTGGAAATTGCGTTTTAAATGTTCATGAGACTCAAGGAGGCAGATCAACTGGGTCAGCTACGACTGTTACAGATATCAATGTATCTACTGGATTTCCTAGTGCTTCCATCGCAATACAAACTAATCTTGGCACAGAAACCCGTCCAAAAAACATCGCAATGATGTATTGCATCAAAACATGACCGCGCCCGCCCCCACCATGCTCCGTCCCGAGCCCTACCACGCGACCAAGCTCGCCGTGCGCCGGTCTCCCTTGCACCGGTGGGGCGTCTTCGCCACGGCCCCCATCGCCAAGCACGAAGTGCTGGAAGAGGCCCCCTACGCCTGCGTGCCCAAGAAGCAACTTGCCAAAGCCCCCGCCTGCGAGACCTACAGCTACTACCTCGACGACGCCACCAGCATCATCGGCTTCGGCCTCGCCCCCCTCTACAACCACCACGACACCCCCAACGCCTGCCATGAGATCGACCAGGTAAACGAACTCATGCGGCACTACGCCCTGCGCGACATCGCCGCAGGCGAAGAGATCACCCTCAACTACGGCGCAGAAAACGCCAAGCACTTCTTAGAAAAGGACTAACCCTATGGCAATGAACATGAGCAACAGCGGCGGAGGAGGGGGAATGTCCGGCGGAGGAGGAGGCGGTGGTGGCGCGATGAGCGCAGCCATGTCCGACAACAACATGGGCGGCAACAACGCCATGTCAACAGGGTCAGCAATGTCCAACGCCATGAGCGGCGGCAACAACGCCATGTCCGGCGGAGGAATGTCCACCGGCGGCATGGGCATGGGCGGCATGAGCGCCCCGCCTGCCCCGCAGCAGCGCAGCCTCGCCGACGAGATGGCCGCGATCTCAGGCTACGCCCAAGCAAACGCCCAAGCGCAAGCCAACACCACCGTTGATACCGCAGACCGCCTCAGCGACCAAGCCATTGAAAACACCGGCGACATTGCGCAACGCCTCCAAGACAGCACCTACACCGCAGCGGCAAACCAAAACATCCGCGACGCCGGAACCTCGGCCGCCCAACTCGGGCAAAGCTACAACCAAGTCGGCCAGACTGCCGACCGCGTAGCGGCCTACAACGACCCCGCCCAAGCCCGGCTGAACCAGCTGGCCCTCGGCCAGCTCTATCGGCCCGACCAGATTTCGTCCCAAAATGTCGCCGCCGACCAGGCGCAAGGTGCTCGCGTAGCCAACATAGGCAACACGCAAACCGCCCAAGTAGGACCCGTGGTCGATGCTCAAGCAGCCCAAGCCCGAGCTGCTCGCATGGGCCAAGTGCAAAATGTCCAAGGTCCAGCAGGCTATGCTGCCGATCAGGTCCAGGCGCAACGCATCCTGTCCTCGCAGATGGGCCCAGTTGCCGATGTGCAAGCCGCCCAAGCTGGGCAAGTCAATGATGTCCGCGCCCAGCGTGTCCGCGCCGCCCAAGGCATCGCCTCGCAAATGGGCCCGGTTGATAATGTCCAAGCCGCTACCACCGGCGCAATCGAGCGCGTCGGTGGAACGCAAGTCGGCGCGGTGGATCCGATGGAAGCCGCCCGCGTCCGCCGAGTCCAAGACATCCAAGCGCAGAATGTCCGTGCCAGCGCCGCCGAGCGGGGCTTGATGAATGAAGCCCGTGGCAATGGGCTCCTCGGCCAACTCGAAGGCCAAGCCAGCAACGACCTCGCCCTCGGCCGCTCCCTCTCAGCCGAGCAGAGCCGCGACGCCATCCAATCTTCCCGCGCCGCCTCATCCGCCCGTGGCCTCGGCCTCGGCCAATCCGCCATGGCCGCCGAGCTTCTCAACCGCGACCGCTTCGCCACCGCCAGGGAAAACGAACGCCGCACCTTTGCTGGCAATGTCCTCGGCCAAGGCACTGCTCTTCGCACCTCAGCCAACCAAGCCTACGCCCAGCGGCAGGACGCCAACGCAGGCCGCTCCCTCCAAGCCGACAGCACAAACCAATCTGTGGCTCAAGCCCGCGCCATGCAGAATGCGCAGTTTGCCCAGCAGGCCCGGCTCACCGATAACCAAAACGCCCAGCAGCGAGTTCTCGCCGAGGCCGGTTACGCCCAGCAAGCCGGACTCTCGAACCAAGATTTCAGCTTCCGCGCCAATTCCCAAGACGCGCAGTTTGCCCAGCAAGCCAACCTTGCCAACCAGCAGGCCGCACTCCAACAAGGCCAATACAACGCCAGCAACCAGCAGGCCATGGCATTGGCCAACCTGCAAAACCGCCAGCAGGCCAACCTCTCAAACCAAGACGCCTTCCTGCGTGCAGGACTTGCCAATCAATCCTCGGGCCTCCAACTCGGTCTCACCAACGCCCAGCTCCAGCAGCAAGCAGCCCTGCAAAATCAGCAGACCGCTTACAATACCGGCCAAGCCAACGCCCAGCTTGCCCAGCAAGCCGCCCTCGCCAACCAGAGCACAGGTCTCCAAGCCTCTCAACTCAACCAAGCCGCCAACGCCCGCGCCGCAGAGTTTCAGCAACAAGGCGGCCTTCAAGCCGCCCTCGCTAATCAACAAGTTGGATTTCAAACGAACCAATTCAACGCAGCCAACCGCCAAGCCGCCAACCTCGCCAACGCAGGCTACGCTCAACAGGCAGGTCTCGCCAACCAAGCCACCGCCCTCCAGCTCGGCCAGACCAACGCCCAGCTCCGGCAACAAGGCTACCTCACTGATAATTCCAACGCGCAGCAGGCCGCCATGGCCGATGCAGGCTACGCGCAGCAGGCCAACCTCGCCAACCAATCGGCCAACCTCAACGCCGCCCAATACAACAGCAGCCAAAACCTCGCCGCCCAGCAGGCGAACCAATCGGCAAACTACAACGCCAACTACGCAAACCAAAATTTCCTGCAAGGCGTCGCCAGTCAGAACTTCAACCAATTTTCGGGCCAGCAAAGCATGCTCGGCAGCCTCTACGGCCAGCAGGCAGGCATCGCCCAAAACCAATACGCCAACAATCTCGGCCTCGCCCAAGCCAATGTCGCGCTCGACCCCTACCAACGCGCCCTCGGATCCAACATCCCCATAGCCAGCCAAGGCAACGCCGCTTCGATGATCGGCCAAGCCTACGGCAACACCATGAACTACGGCAGCGACCTCTTTAATACAAACACCAACATGCAGGCCAGCATCTACAACAGCTTCCAAAACAACCAAGCCGCTCTGCGCGGAGCGCAAATCCAAGGGGCCGCCACCGCAGGCGCATCGCAAAACTCCATGATGGGCTCCGGCATGGCCGCTGGCGGCATGGTCCTCGGCATGACCGCTCTTGCTATTTAATGAACCAACACCTGCAAAACCTCGTCGATGAAACCCTGACCCGTGCCGAGTATTGGCTGCGGGAATTTCGCAACCCCGTCGTCCTCTGGAGCGGAGGCAAGGACAGCACCGCCATGCTGCACATCCTCATCTTCAAGCTCGGCGTGCGGCTCCCCTGCGTGCAATGGCGCGAACCCCGCTTCCGCCATCGCTACGCCCACAGCGACCTGCTCGCCCGCGAGTGGGACTTGACCCTCTTCGACTATGCTCCCGGCCGCATCGCCATCCAGGATGGGTTCGACATCGAGACCGGCCAACCCCGTTTCGATTTCCTCAAGTATTACCAATGGGGCCACCACAGCGCCCTCGTCCTCAGCCTCGGCACCGAGCACCCCAAGGAAGGCGAGCCCTACCTGTGCGGCCTCACCGATGTCCTCCAGCGCCCCACCGGCTCTTTTAACTGGCCGTGGGACGCCGCATTCCACGGGCAGAAAAGCGCCGATGTCGATCTGATCAAAGGCGGCGTGCCACTCGCCCAGGATGTGCGCCGCGTGGATGACAGCCCCACCCAGCTTTTCCTCATGCGGCATTGGACCGACGACGACATCTTCGACTACCTCGAAGCCGAAGGCGTCCCCATGGACCCCACCCGCTACGACCGCGCCTCCGGCAAGTGGGGCCACAAGCAGGACAAATCCCACAACGCCGACTACTACCCCATCTGCTGGAACTGCGTGAACCGCCACCTCACCGCCCCCGTGTGGTGCCCCAAGCTCCGCAGCGAGGTGAACAGCATCGCCCACCTCGCCCCCTACGAAGACAACTCCATCCCAGAGCAAGGCTTCAAACCCACATGGAATCCCAACTCGACTGTCAACGGTGTGGCGCATGTTGCTCGCACCGTTGGAGCTGGCCCGTGCTCCGACGCGACCGCTCCGACGCCTCCGGCATCCCTGCCGAATACCTCCGCACCGACTACCCCCTGCTCAAGACCGACCCCTGCGGACGCTGCATCGCCCTCCGTGGCGAGGTGGGCCGAGGAGTCGCCTGCGCAATATATCATGCTCGCC